CTGAATCTTCTGGCTGTCTGTTTCCACGTATCGTAGCCTACTACTGTTCCTCTGACGTTTTCCAACGCCAGCTCCCGGTATATATCGTTCACCTGCCGACCTATCACCTGCATAACATCCTCGAACCTATGAAACGCATTTTCCGCAAGCACCTGCGCCGCCTGTTGGTGGATAGCGCCGAAGGCTGCAGATGTCGAAGTACCCATATCTTTCAACATTATATCAGCGTTTTTGAGTCCTTCTGAATAAACCCGAGGGATAGCCTGCTCGCACCAGGTCCTATTTCCTTCTCGGAGCTGCTGCAGGATGGCTTCAATGTTTCGTTTCATCTGTACTAGGTATTCTATTTTATTACCTCGAAGTAGCGCCCGGTTCAGCCGGTCAAGGATTTCCCGTTCTGCCTGCTCGTAGAATTTAACAAGCCGGTTTATTTCGGCGTCACTGAACCTCCTTACATCTGCCATTATTCTTCACCTTCGCCTTCTTCCTCTTCAGCTGGCGGCAGAGTGATAGTCGGCAGTTCGGTAACTCCCTGTCCAGCCTGCTCGCTCTTGATGCGATCTATTTCCTCCTGTAGTGCCTGTCCCTCAAGCCCATATAGTCTTCTTAGTGAGCCTTCAAGACTGGTCAGGCCTGCTGTATACCTCTGGACTTCATTCTGTGTAAGCTCGGCTTCATCGTCCGGCAGACCATCCTTCCAATCAATATGAATATTCTCAAGCACTATTGCGCCTGTCATGCCCTGCGCCTTCTCCAGCATTGATGCCAGCCATAGAACCTCTTTCAGAGCCGGATCAAATCTCATACGGATACGGTTTACTTTCGCCAGTGGTGTCATCATCAACCGGCGCAATGCGGTTCCGCTTTCAGCCAGTCCAGACTTGAGCTGTCCAAATGCCGCTGCTGATGTTTCACTCAAAATATATAGTTGCTCCATGAGCAAGTCAATCTGTTTAAATGATGCTTCCAATTGGCCGTCCCATGTGATATATCCGGGCGGTTGTTCGCCCTGCCCTACCGGGAAGTATTTGCCTCCGCCCCAGTATCCCCACTGCCCCGTTATCGGGTCACGCTCAAGTGCTGTGTCCGGACCGTACATATTCGGGTCTGCATGCTTATCTAATATGCGGCTTATCTGTGCAATACGAATCTCAAGCTCTTGAATGATGCTGTCCAGGTCAATGTAATCATCAAGGCCAGTTACCCTATCAGTAGTCAAGACATTATTTACCGGCACAATCAAAAACTCATTAACACTAGTTTCTGTTTCTTCGTATATTATTGGTTCCCCGATAATATTATTTTTAATCGGGTACTTTGCTGTTGTGATTTTACCTTTCTCATGTATCTCGGTCTGTAAGTACTTCTTTGTAATGGTCTTGCCCCACTTCTGGGTGTCCTCTTCGTAAGTCCATGCCAGCACATGGGCCTGAATCTCTTTAATATTATCCGGCTTAACCACCGGAAACCATATCGCCGGCTGCTGACCTTCAATTATAGCTCGGCCGTCGTAACGTATCTTGAATATCCCGGTTCCATATCTGCTGACATCCAGAACTACCTCATAAGCAACATTAAAAAGATCATTATCCTCAATGATTCTCTCTACTGCCTCCTGCTCCGGACTGTCCTTGTCACCAGCCATAATTCGCGGCTGCTCGCCCAGCAGCAGATCCGCAAACAAGAGCGTCAATCGTTTGTGCCAGTTCAATACTATCTCAAGGATAGCCTGCTGGTCCTCCCGCAACAGCCGAATCCAGTCTTTATATACCAGCTCGTGTTTACCTTCAAAAAGTAATCTATTCTGCGCGTATCTCTCAAGCCGCTCTGCCTCTATTGGCGGAGGCCAAGGCTGGCCTGGCGCAAGAAAATTTAAGCTCGTAAGCATCTATATCACCATCCTGACGGTTTATTTACTGGTCCTATCCTTATTTTCCTGGTCAACATTTCAAAGGCACCACTTACAGCATCGACTTGATCGTCATGAGCTCCGTGTGGGAATAATTCTGCCTCATCCAAAAAGTCATTTATCCACGGGCCTCGCACTAGCCTTATATTCCCTGCCTCTGCTTGGGAACTAACAGGGTTTGCCCTCATTTCTTTAGAACCTGTTGTCTTGTTTCCATAAAAAGCAAAACCAGCCAATATTCTGCGCCGGTAATGATCTATCGTATTAACACCTGAAGAACCAGGTTCTTGTTCCATGTAGATAGTAACCTTCTTTCCGTCCAGCTCCGCTGTCTGCTTAATGAGTTTCTCCACACCCTGCGGTGTGGTTCTAGTTCTCTTTATATCAACAATGTAATATATCCCGTCCTTTTCCGCCATCAGCGCCCCCGCCGTCCAGTCCGGGTCCTTCCCCGGCTTAGGTTCCGTAGCTGCCAGGTCCCAGTATCTGACCAGCCGGGCATCGGCCGGATAGCTGTCAACAATCTCAAACCATTCCCGCCTAAACTTATTACCGGCTCTCCTTGCGGTCCAGTCCCCCTTCAGCAGTTGTTCTCTTGTTATCGGGTCTAAGTGCATCAGACTTTTTGTATACTCCTCCCGGTCTATGTGTGGGTTGTCGTCCAAACTAGCTGGAACGAACGGCTTGTCACCAACGATGAATCTCTGTTTAACCCATTCATGCCCTACGCCGCCAGGGTTGCTAGCTGATCGCATCCTCAATGGTATTTTTGAACCCTCCAGCCGCCGGAGCCGGGAGAAAAGGTAGCGATACTGTGTTTCAGTAAACTGCGTAAGCTCATCAAAGCCGATAAATTGAAACTCGGCCGACTGGTAACGGTACTTATCGTTTTCGTTTTCCAAATAACCGAAGCTTAAGGTAGCCCCGGAGGGAAACGTCCATGTCTTATCTCTTTCGCTCCAGCGCGCCGCTGTTTCCTGCAACCACTCATGTGCCCTGTCCATTAACGCCCCAGGTAATGATAAGTCCGTGTAGGTTCGCCTAAATAAAATAGCAGCATAGCCCGGCACGTCAACATACTGTAATGCCGCCATCAACAAGGCGTCTGATTTTCCTCCACCGGCTGCCCCGCCAAATAGTACCTCTAAATCTGGCATAAGCAGGAATATTGCCTGCTTGGGGGTCGGGTCATGAGGTATCCAAAGGTTCTCCAATATCGTTGCCCTCATCACTGCCGCAAAATACGCCTCGTCGTGCAAGTTGACGGTAGACATCTGCGTATTGTTCAACTCTGTGTGTAATGTCGTACTCATACCTCTGTGTTACCTGTTCCTCCAAGACCTGACGGTTGGTCGGTTTACCTGTTATTAACTGATACTTTTCCACTCCCTGGGCTATAATACCAATAATCGCCCGTAGCCAGCCCGCCTTGGGCTCGTCATTGTTAGGTCCTTTTGCAATAACATTTCCTGCTTCTAATATCGCCTGCTGGACCATGTCCAGTATATCATCCGCTACCTGTACGGCCCGGCTGACAACATATTCTTTTACCTCGACTTTAGCCTCCTCAGTAGCTTGTTCAGCTATCTCCTTTATTTTTTGAGGTGCCCGTTTCGTTTCGCCTGTTTCAGTTTCACTGTTTCGTTTTATTTCAGCCATCCAGCGACCAATAGTCCCCCGAGGAATACCGGTCGCTTTTGCCGCCTCTGTGATACTGGTAGCCTCAGCTATAGCCAGAGCCTTCTGCTTTTGTTCTGCTGTCCATCCAGCCACTCTTATCACCTACCTATGAAAAGAGCCCGAAGACTCTTATAGTTTAATCAATATTTAATGGTAACCTCTCCCTTATATCCACCATTCAATACCGGCTTTTTGGAAAATATAATCCATTTGCTCGAGATGATAGGATAGTTATAATCAAATAACCGAGAAATCTCTTCGCTGCTCAAGTACCTGTTGATATCAGGATCGTTCAGGATCAACGTTTGGAAGGACGTATTTTCTTCCCAAGCCTTAAGAGCGTTACGCTGAACCCAAGCGTAAGCTTCTTCCCGGAGCACTCCTTTATTCACCAGTGCCAGCAGCACCCGCTGGGAAAATATCAGCCCGTGGGTGCGGTCCAAATTCTGCCTCATATTTTCTTCATGAACCACCAAGTTCTCAATGATGTAGGTGAATTTAGCCAGCATGTAATCCAACAAAATGGTACTGTCCGGGATAATAACTCGTTCAGCGGAGGAATGAGAAATATCCCGCTCATGCCAGAGGGCCACGTTTTCCAAAGCGGTGAGAGCATAACCTCTCAAGATCCGGGCCAACCCGGAAATCCGCTCATTAAGAATTGGATTCTTCTTATGAGGCATGGCGGAGGAGCCTTTCTGGCCCTGGGCAAAAGGTTCCTCTACTTCCAGCACTTCTGTGCGCTGTAAATGCCTTAGCTCAGTAGCAAATTTATCTAAAGAAGACCCAATAAGGGCCAGAGTGCATACATATTCCGCATGCCGGTCCCGCTGGATGATCTGGGTGGATACCGGTGCCGGTTTCAGGCCCAATTCCCGGCAGACATATTCTTCCACTCGAGGATCGATATTAGCATAGGTGCCCACAGCGCCAGAGATCATGCCTACACTGATGTTTTCTTTGGCTTCTTCCAAGCGGGCAATGTTCCGCTTCGTTTCCTGATACCAAAGGGCCATTTTAAGGCCGAAAGTAGTAGGTTCAGCATGAACACCATGGGTCCGGCCTATCATCAAGGTGTGTTTATACTGCTGGGCCTTTTCCACCAAGATTTGCTGTAGAGCATACAGTCTCTTCAACAGCAGGTCAGCGGCGTCCCGCATCTGGAGGGCCAGGGCGGTATCCGAGACATCAGAAGAAGTCATTCCCATGTGAATGTATCGGGATGCTTCGCCCACTTTTTCTGCTACCGCCGTAAGAAAAGCTATGACATCATGATGGGTGATCTGCTCTATCTCCTGGACCCGTTTCAAATCAAAACCGGCGTTTGCCTGAATCTGGTACCAGGCTTCGGCTGGGATATGACCCAACTGGGCCTGGGCTTGACAAGCCAGGACTTCAATTAAGAGCCATTTTTTCAGCTTGTTTTCTTCTGTCCAAATGGCCTCCATTTCTGGCAATGTGTAACGTTCAATCATAAATAGCACCCCATACATAGTTTAAGACTATTAAAGAGGACCAGCCGCTTCACCGGTCCCGTTTAATAAACATTCCTATCCAATTTTATTATAACACAGATTACCTATTTTTGTCAAGTATTTGTCAAGATATTCCTATCCATTTTAATTATAACACAGATTACCTATTTTTGTCAAGTATTTGTCAAGATATTCC